CGGAATATTATACCAACACGATCGGCATAAGCATCCGGTACTTCTATCTGGAACTCGTCATGTACCTGCGCCACTAGCTTGTACGGATAGCCATACTTAGCACACGAGTCTGACGCTATGACTAGCGCTTCCTTCATGACGATAGCACCAGCTGATTGCAGCAGTGTGTTGAGGGCTGCGTGCTCTGACCGTACGTGCACACGCCGACCGTCAAGACCCGGCAGTGTACCCTGTCGAGCCCTGCCCTGTACCCTGCTGATCAGCTTAGCCAGCGCTGGGATAGCCTTAAGGAATGATGCCTTGAGCTTAGCACCACGGCGCTCACCGCCACCTACAATCGAGCCGATCTTCTCGTTACCTGCACCGTACAAGAACGCATAGATAAATGTCTTGGCCTGATCACGGTTCGATAAACCTGCAGCTTCCATGTTGTAGGTATGTATGTCACCGTTGAGTATCAGATCCGAGTAGGCATCGTCGTTCATGTAGTGCGCTAGCATACGCAGCTCGAGACCACTGGCATCTACACCGACCAGCTTGCTACCCTCGGGTACGACAAAGCATTGGCGGTACATAGAGTCAGATGGTATCTGTGCTAGGTTAGGTTTGCTATGGGTCATGCGCCCCGTGACAGCACCGCATGTGTTGACCCGCCCGTGGATACGGTCGTCATCACTGACGTTATCGATCCACGACTTGAGCATACCGATGCGCTTGCTAAGCGTCAGGTACTCTAGGACCAGCATAGCCTCAGGTATATGGCTGAGTTCCTTAAGGGTTGTCTCGTCCACTTTCGGTTTACCTGTCTCTGTGCGGACCTTCCATACTGCACCCTTGTCTTCAAGACGGCTTGCGACTTGTTGTCTCGAACCGGGGTTGAATACCGTGACCTTATCCTTAAGCGGCTTGCCAGTCTTCTCACTCCACCGCAGCTCCACAATGGGCGGAAATACCTCTTGTAGTTCATGCTTGATCTCCTGCATCCTGTCGTTGTGTTCAGTGTGTAGCCTGCAGCCTAGTCCGAAGTCGAACATGAAGCCGTTGTCCTGCTGCACGTTAGTCAGTTCACGTACCTTGTGCTCGAGTTTGATACTGCGCTCGCTGAAGCTGGACGTATTGCCTAGCTCCATCATGTACTGATACACGTCCCAGTTAGCACGGCAGTCCTGCATGCAGTAGGCAGCCATCGTGTCAGTGAAACCTAGGTCGAAGTCTGCAGTAGGGAAGTCGTCCTTGAGTTCCTTGCCTACACGCATGGCCCAGTTCCACAGTGAGTGACCGCCCTGCATCGAAGGATCTAGCAGCCTACCAAGCACGAGTGTATCGGTAGCCATCCACGTCCAGTTAAAGCCCCAGACTTTATACAGTACAGGCAGGTCGAAGCTAATCAGATTGTGACCGATCAGCTCGTCCACTCCTGACAGTGCATTGTGTAGCTCCTCGACTGTCCGGCACATTACTTCGGTGTTGCTGTGTGGGAAGTACACGCCCGCGCACCAGATTGTATCCCATGCTAGGTTCGTCTCTATATCTAATATAGCCTGAACGTTCCGCTTGTACATTAGCGTACTCCTGTTCGTCGTTAATGGTTTGAAGTTCTAATACATACGCGCCCATCTTACTCATGGAAACATCTCCTGCTGCTGCTCGATGATAGTCTGGTTGGGCTCAGACATTAGATGATAGACACCGTACTGCCCGCGCCCGTCATCCTTGGGTACCATCTCAGTATAGATCTCAAAGCCACGCTGGCGCAAGCTCCATACTCAACGCTCGGGCTGCGTAGTGCTGACCCGTAGCATGAGATCCATGCTGGACCTTGGTCCGCGCCGCAGTTCTTGCAGCGCCTGTGCTTCTTTGGTTAGCCTCATGAGCGCTTGCCCTCCGCTAGTTTCTTGTAGCCAGTAGCACCGGCCATGGTGGCAGCCAGTTTCTTGGCTTCCTCCTCGCTATCCGTGATGGCAAGGTAGTCACCACGACGGCGACGCTTAGTAGGAACTGAGTCCTTGTGTGTTACTACGTAGAATGTAGTCATAGTGCTATCTCAACCTCTGTGTCTGGTGTGTATTCGTTTAATCGACCGGTGTCACTGTCGTACAAGAGATGCCCTGCCGGTCCAGTAACGCCGGAAAACCTGTTCTTAAGGACCCGCACTTGAGTTGTGTTTCGCTCAATCGGACATTCGGCCTGCCCGTTCCGTTCCAAGCCGAGCACGAAGTCTGACAGCTGAGCAATGCTAGCAGAACCCCGAAGCTGAGCCACGCTTGTAACCGCTCCCTCTTCATGTCCTTTCCCCTCTGGTCGTTTCAAGTGTGACACTGCGAACAACACAATGCCTGTGTCTTGCGTCAAGCTGCGAAGCTTAGTCATGATCTCATCCAGTGCCTTACGCTCGTCGCCATGCTGGCCGCCCGATACTAGGATACTGATGTGATCTAGGATAACTACCTTGCAGTCAAGAGCCTTAGCCATGTACCGTACCCGAGCCACGACCTGATCAACGGTAGCACCAGTGTCGAACGATGCATCCATGATCATTAGCTGCTCGTTGCCGAACACCCTGTCGAAGCTCTCCTTGTACTCCTCTGAGCCACGCTTGACACTAGAGGTAGGCAAGTGTACAGGGGTCGAGAGATCCACGCCCATGAAGCCCTCAGCCGTACGCTCGACGCTCTCTTCCATGAACAGCGCACCGATCTTGTGGCTGGTGGTAGCCTTGATGTGCATGACTAACTCCCGCAGCACGGAAGACTTACCAAGGCCTGACCCTGCACATAAGGTGACTAACTCAGTGGGACGGAAGCCATACGTTAGCTTGTTCACCGCTTCCCAAGGGTAATCCCCTAGTGCATCAGGTCGGTCGGAGTTCAGCCGTTCCCATAGCTCGCCCTTGGATATGATACCCTTGGGTGTATAGGTAGAGGCGGACCAGTATGCATCCGAGAACTCAGTCAGTCGGCCAGCCTTAAGGTAGTCGCAAGCATCCTTGCCCATCCTGCCATCCAGCTTCATGACCCGCAGCTTGCCAGCAAATACCTCGGCAGCTTTCTCTATGCCTGCCTTGCCTGCATCATCAGCATCGAAGCACAAGATGATCTCATCGAATCCATCTAAGAACTCATAAGACTCCTTGAACTCCTTGCCTGCTGCAGCTGCACCGCCTCGCAATGACACGACACTAACCTTGCCGCCCATCATCTGACGTGCTGCTAGTGCATCGGTCTCGCCCTCGGTTACGACGATACGCTTGCGGTCATGGTTGCCGTACTTCTGCTGGCCGAACAGACCGCCAGACTTGATGTCGCCGACAACCACAAAGTCTTTCTTGGCTAGCTTGCGGATCTTGAATCCGGTCGGCTGCGTCTCGTTGTCAGTGAAGTAAGGGTACGCATGGTAGCTATCAGTCACCACGACCCCATAGAATCCTACCTGCTCAGACTTGATAGACCTATCCGGTATGCTGGACGGCTTAGCCCTAGCCCATGCACTCCGCAGGTTGTCAAGCTCTGCGTTACCGCTCAGTGTTACTGCTTCTGACATAGAAGACTCTCCTGTTCCATGTGTATAATGATTGCACGAAAAACAGAACGCATGTCCGTCATCGTACTCGCACCTCGCGTCGCTACTACCACACTCCTCACATGGTAGCTTAGACCTTACAACAGTTGATTCACTCATGCTTTACCTGAATAGCTACGACCCGGCCATGTCTCCCAGAAAGGATCGGGGTGGGTCAGTTTGTATTCGGCAGGTGATTGTATGCGACCTGCCTCCTCGAGTCTACGTCTAATGTCAGACAGCTCGCGTCGTTCTTGATCGTCCATGTTCTTGTCGTACTCTTCCCATCCAGTTAACTTCTCCATTGTATCCCCTTATATCTGATATAGTCAACACTTGACAAACATACCTCAGGCCAGCTAAACTAGAACCTATGTACTAAAGATTCTAAAGACAACCCCTCTCCGATTACGACTAAGCATTAACTCTAGTCTTCTTCAGTACCTCCCTCTGGATCATACCCTAGCAGGACATCTCCCATCGGTTGCCATTCACCTACTCTCGCAATGATCTCTGGCACTGGGTTGTATTGTACGCGATCTATCTCACCTCCGTCAAGTAAAAATGCTTCGACCTGTTTAGCTAACTGCGTGCTGATCTTTTGCTTGACCTCACTAGCAGGTTCAAGGCCAGAGCTAAACTCTAACCGATCAGTAAATAAAAAGTATCCGTCTCTCATCACACACCTCTTCCATGTTCTTCCCATGTTTGTTGCACCAGATATGCAAACTCTATAGTAGCACACTGCTGCATCCCTCTGTACTCTCCGTCTTTCCAACGGTGTACAGAGTACCACCCGTTCAATGAAGCT